ACCGCCGCCGTCAGGCCGTCGAATCGCAAATCCCCATGGATCAGCCGGCCCTCGATCCTCGAGAGCTGATCGAGCGCCCGACCCCAAAGCATCGGCTCGAGCGGGTTCGGGTGATACGCCGGCGGCGATTGCGGCGGATAGTGCCCCCACGTAGGCGGGTGCGTCATGGCGCGGCGATCCTGTCATGCGAGGCCCCTAACTTGTTGCCGGCGACGTGCCGGTTCGGCAGCGCTCATAATCCTCGATAAGCCGGCGACCGGCGGAATTTTTCGCAGACTCACGCGCGCGAAAATCGTCGAACTTGCGCTTGGCCGCTTGATCGGAAACCGCCGGCTTGCCGTCGGCGTCGATCGTGTCGGGCGTCAAGGGCGACGTCGTGCGCGAGAATTCACGGCGGGTCGACGGATTGACGGCCGGGCAGCGCATGGCCGAGTCGACGACGACGAGCGGCGCCGACCAGTCGGTCGCCTCACCGCCCGCGAGCCATCCATTTCCGCAGCCACTCGTCAGCACCGCTAAAGACAACGCGGCGGCCGTCCTCAGAATTCGCCCGTGCATCGTTCAATTCCCTTTCAAGGTTCGCCAGCTCGATCGCGTCACGCTCGAGCGTGCGCGCCTGGTCTGCTAGGTGCGCCTGCAGCGCGTCGAGCGCCTGGCGTCGCGCCTCGAGGTTCGCCTCGGCGATCGCCGCGGCGGCCTTTTCTTTCGCCTGCTTTTGCGTGAGTTTGTCGCCTTCCCACCATTGATTGACGGCGACACCCACCCACACGCCGCAGCCGAGCAAAGCGACGTAAGAGGCGACCCGCGCCCAGCGCGCCACCGTCGCCAACGCCGGCAGCGACCAGCCGCGCAGCGCGAACCAGGCGAGCACCGGCCCGACGTAGGGCAACACGAGCGCCCACCCCGCCGCGATCAATCCCGAAAACATGGCTATCTCCCCACGTTCTTGCCGAGCATGTGATCGCGCAGGCGCGACCATTCGATTTTGTCGAGCGCGTACCATGTGGCGGCGCAGAGCCCGAAAACCACGATCACGCGCACGCCCTCCGGCGTCATCAGCCAATCGACCAGGCTAAACACCCGCTCGCCGGCTGCTTTGCTTTGCTCGACCTGGTCGAGAACCTTCGTCGTCGCGTCGACGGCCGCCGACGCGCCTTGCGCTTCCGTGATGCGCTTGCCGATCCACGCCGCCGCCATTGTTTCGCTGCCGGAGGCTTTCAGCTCCTCTTTCGTCACGTCGTCGCGCGCGGCCGACGGCATCGGCTTCGCGGCGGGATCGGCGAGGGCGGCGGCCGTCGCCTGGTCGATCTCGCCGGTGATCTTGATCCCGTTCTGCTCTTGGAAGGTCCGCAGCGCGGCGCGCGTGCGCACGCCGACGACGCCGTCGATCGCGCCGGGGAAATAACCCAGCTCGGCGAGGATTTCCTGCGCCTGGCGCACTTCGTCCTCGAGAGGGCCGTCGCGATCTGCGAGCATGGCGCGGGTTCGGTCGAGCGGATAGTGCGGCCCCACGTCGACCTTGCGGCGCGGGCTGATTTCGAAATGCCCGACAATGTCGATCACGCTCGGATATGCGATCAGAATCGCGCGCACGATCTGATCGACCGCCTTGATCTGCGCGGCCGTGTACGGCAGCCAATAGCCTTCGCCGCCATGCGCCTTTGAATTCAAGCGCAGGCATTCCGATTCCGGCCAGGCCTTGCCGAACCAGGCGACACACTTGTCGCCGCGCAACGTGAGCTTGCCCGGGTTCTCGATCTCGATACCGATCGAGAAATCGTTGCACCATTGATGCCCGCGCCAGCTCGATTTGCCGGCGTGCCAGGCCTTGCGGTCGCACTCGACGAGCTGCGTGATCGCGCCGTCGCGCGCGACGACGAAATGCGCCGAAACCCGCGACTTAGGATTTTTGAACCAGCTCACCGCCGAACCGTCGGGGCCGGCGGTGTCGTGCAGCACGACGATTTTCGGCTCGATACGCCCGCCCTGATGCGGCGTTGACACAAACGGAACCGGCCGGCCGCCGATCTGCAGCCGGTCATTGACGATCGAAAACATGCTGCCTCCGTTATCCCCTTACGCCGGCCAAACGATCTCCGGCAGTTCGCCGATGATCGTTTCGACGGTCGGCATTTCGCGCGCGCCGGTCTGGACGGCCGCCAACTGCTGATAGGCGTAGACCCACACCGCATCGCGCCACGCGACGAACAGGCGAGCCTCGTCAGCCTAGGCCGGAACAGTGGAGGCGACGTAGTTCGCACACGCCACGCCGTCCGCGTACGCGCGCGCCTTGGCCGTGGCGTCGATGTGCGCCTGGATGGCGCTGGCAAACGCGGCGGCCATGATGGCTACGGCTGCGGCCAGCCGGCTTCGTGCACCTGCCGATACGTAGTTACGGCCCCGACATCTATGTCCGCGAGCAAGGCGGCCTCGACGGCAAAACATGTGGCGACGTGCGCACGCGCAGCCAGAATCATGGCGGCCGCATTCGCATTGCTCAAACTAGCAAAGCTGCCGTCAGCGAATTTCCATAGGCTTGGATCGGAGCGGAGGCCTGCTTGAATCGCCACATATTCGGCCATCAGCTTGGACTGGCTATCCCGATCCGTGGCGACCGGCTTGCCGTTCCAGCGACAGCCGCCGGTTTCAGCCCGCCACCGCTTGTCGGCAGCGAGCGCAATCAGGTCTATTTTCGACGGCGGCTCGACCCATGGCGGTGGCGCGGTCGTTGCGGCAATGCCGAGGGCCGCCAGTTCGGCAAGAAATTCCTCCTCGGTAAACTCTAGCCGCGATAGAGTCTCCAATGCAGTCTGCTCGACCCACTGCGGCGGGTCATCAGGGTGGGCCACATTGGTCCAAGTCTTGGTCGAGCCAAGAATGAGGCGCAGCGCTGCGGCGTAGTCCGGCGTTCCCCGCAGCATCTCCAAATCTCTCCGGCTGTTGATCAGCATCGCGCCCTCCTCAATTTTAGATCGACAAGCAGATTGTGGCTGTCCGCCCATTGCGCGTGCCCGCGCCAGGCAGCCACGAACGACTGAATCGCATCGAGATCACCGCGCGCCCGCAGAATTTTCAGCTTGCGGCGTGCCCGCGTCACGCTTTGGCGGCGCAAAAGTTTATGTGTTGGCCATATGCGGTAGCCGAGGAAGTTGACACCGCGGTCGACGCTTTGAACGCTCCACTTGCTGAGGCGAAGGTGCATGGCTTCCTGAGAGAAAGCCGCAATCGCCTTCTGCACATCGCGCAGCTCCTTCGGGTTGTTGCCGAGCACGACAATGTCGTCCATGTAGCGGTGCCAGTGGCGTTGCCCCAGCGTGACATGAATGAATCGATCGGTGGCCGATCCATAAACGTTTGCGAACAGTTGGCTGGCCAGGCTGCCGATCGGAATTCCGATGCCGGTAGGAGGAACGATTTTGGCGAGAATATCCAGCGTTGCCGCGCAGCTAATTTTTCGCTCGATCATCGCGCGCAAGATTGCTCGGTCGATCGACGCAAAGTATTTCGCATAATCTGTCTTGAGGGCGTACAGTGGCTCACCCATCGAACGCATTTCAGCCTGCAAACCGCGTACGCCAGCATGCGTCCCAAGCCCCGCTCGACACGCGTATGATCGCGGCAAAAAAGTGGCTTCAAAGATCGGACCAATAACGTCGACGATCGCATGATGCGCCACGCGATCACGGAATGGGATCACCGAAATCAGGCGCGGCTTAGGATCGAGAACCGTGAAATGTTTAGGTTCTCCAGGCGTGTAGTTACCGGTCGCGAGGTCGTCGGCGAGCCTCGCCAGATTGACGGGCGCATACTCTTTAAATTCGAGATAGCCTGGCGACATCCTCTTGCCTGCAACCGTGCGGTCGTAGGCGCGCTGAATGTTATCGTTTGCTACGATCTGGCCGATGAGATTTCGGTACTTCTTGGCCATTAGAATGCTGGCCGCGGGTTTCGATGGTCTACTCCCCGCTCTGCCAGACCTCTTAATGTATTCGCCGAAGCAGGTCGACGAGGCTGACCACCGATTGTGATCGGCCTGCCGGGCGCAAGCACCGGCAGAGCTGGAATCCGATCGTCACTGCGGCCGCGAGCCCCGATGTTGTCGTTCGAGTTCGTGGGCGAGTTGTTCCAGTTCGAGGAGCGCGAACCGGAGTTCGAGCCTTCGTTCCAGTTGCCGCCCAGGAGCGCCACGTCGCTATCCCCCATCAACCCCTACTCTTCGCCGTTCTGATCCAGGCTCCGAGCATCGACCCCACCTCGGCAATCAGCGTCAATGCAACCTGATGCTGGTGTGGGGTCAGGACCTTCAGCTTGGAACAGGCGGCAAAGCGCAGCCAGAAACGCAGCGTCGCCAAATTGGCATCGGCTGCGTAAAGTCGAGATGGCTGGCCAGATTTGCCAGCCACGATCAAAAGATCAACCTGCTGAAAGAGAGTGCGCACCATAAGGTCGCGAACGACGCCGTGCTTGCGCGGACAGCTCTGCAGGATCGGATAAAGATAATGGATCACGGCCTCGTAGCGCTCGACGATCGCAAGCTGATTAGATGAAGCCGTTTCGTCCTTGATGATCATCGGCGTCGCTTCCGCTCCGCCTAAGCAAGTCGCAGGTGGTCACTGCGGCCGCGAGCCCCGATGCCGCCGGCCGAGTTCGGGGGCGAGAGGCTCCAGCCCGAGGAGCGCGAACCGGAGCCCGAGCCCTCGAGCCAGCTGCCGCCCAGGAGCGCCACGTTCTCCATTTGATTAGTTGAACCGCGGCTGCCTGTGTTGGCAACCCACGCCGTTCCCGCGGCGCCGCCGCCGAAGTCAGCGCCCCAAACGTACAGACATCCGGTCGCCTGGATGACACCCCAAGCCGACGTAAAGACCGAGTCCGCGTTCGACGAGCCTGCATTCGTCGTGGCGAGACCCGTGGTGATGGGGTCGTTGCCGCGTGATTTAACCTCTTGAACACCAAACGCGGCGGCGGCAAATTCGTCATAGGTCAGAGGCTGCTTGCCGTGTGAGCGCAGCACCTCTGAGGCCGTCCACCAATTCAGGTTGCCGTAAACGCTGGCTCCGTTGCCGCCGAACGCCGCTGGCAACTTTGGTGGCGAAGACCCATCGGCGATCGTGACATTGTTCCGGCTGGTGCCGTTGATGTGATGGTCGACACCAAGGAGATAGATGTCGCACCAGAACGAGCCAGCCACCAGTGTCATGCCGCGCGGGTCAGGACAAGCCGGACGCCACTTCAGGTCCCAGAAAGAAAATGCGTTGATCGCAGCCGAGGCGTTTCCTCCCGTATTGAAGGCGGTCGCGTTTTCGCCGGGCGCGTAATGAAATCCGCCGATCTGGCGGCTGTTGCCTGTGGTGTAACCAACCGGCGCGATGAAAGAGCTGTCGGCGCGGACCGTGCCATCCAGGCAAGCGTAGATCGCGTAATCAGTACCACCAACAAGGCTCGGCATGATGATGGCTGTCGCCACAGGGAACGAAATGGCGACGCCGTTGACGACGACGATCGTTCCGGCCTTGATCTCTGCCGATCCAGCGGCGACCTTGGTGAAGACGACGGAGTTAGAATCCGCCTTGATGAACAGGCCCGGATCGGCCTGGCCGGGCGGCCCCTGCACGCCACCGTACGGCAGCGCGATCCACGCCGTCGATCCGTTGCCGATCTTGAATTTCTGAGTGTCGGTCTCGATGCCCATCTCGGCGAGCGCGAGAACTGGATTGGCAGCCGCCCACTCTGCCTCCGTGCCACGTCGGAACTGAATTTGTACCGGCATTTATGGACCCCCTGCGTTGATGCTTGAAATGCCGCCGTAGTTGGAACTCGGCACGCCGCCATCGATGTTGATGATGGAAAATCCCGTGTCGCCGCGCGGGATGGTGAATTGCAGAACGGGTGCTCCCGGCGCTCCGCCGAGCGCGACAGCCGCGCCCGATCCGGGTGGTCCTGTGGTCGTTGTGCCAACTGTTAAATTGGTGACGCTGGCCGCAGACCCCGCCGCTGCCGTCGCGCTGGCAGCAGCCTCAACCGCCTTCGTCGTCGCGGTCGTGGCCGCAGCGCTCGCGGTGGTGGCGGAAGCCGCTGCTTCGTTCGCCTTCGTCGTCGCCGTCGAAGCCGAGCCAGCCGCAGACGTGGCGCTCGCCGCCGCTTCGTTCGCCTTTGTCGTTGCGGTCGCGGCAGAGCCCGACGCCGATGTGGCGCTGCCGGAGGCTTCGCCAGCCTTGGTCGTGGCCGTGGTGGCGGCTGTGCTCGCAGTCGTGGCCGAGGCCGCGGCGGCGCTGGCATCAGAGGCGGCAGCGCCGGCCGATGCGAGAGCCGCATCCGCGCTCTGATCGGCATTGGTTGCCGCGGTGACGGCAGCGTCGCGTGCGGCTTCCAGAGCGGGCGTGATGTCGCCGCGCGGGCCGGTGCGGCCGACGGGCAGCGCCTTGATCCTCAGCGGCGTGGAGAGGCGGCCATTCGAAGGCAGGCGAATGCGGATGGGCGTGCTCATGGGGCAGCGGGCCTCGTCGGTGGCGTCCAGACGTCGATTTCAGCCAGGAAGTCGAAATGCTCCTCGGGCGTCACGTCGCTGCGCACCAGGCTCGTCACGACGCTCGCGACGCCGGCCGGGATCGCGGCCGTCTGCGCGGCGGTGAGCACGAACTGCAGCTCGGTGTCGGAGACGCGCACGATGCCGCCGTTGGCCGTCGTCATCGCGGCGATGGCGGCCGTGTCGCTGGCCTTGGCGCGGATCTCGGCGCGGTACGTCGTGCCCGCGGGAAACATCGGCAGGTCGCCGGCGTCGTCGTAGAAGATGATCGACTGCCGCCAGACGAATCCGCGCTTGATCGGCGACAGGAAGTCTTCCTCGCACGTCATCGCTCAAACCTTCTTCTTGGCGCTGATCTGCACCGTGTAGCCGCCCTTGGAAAACGAATGCGCGGCGCTCTCGATGATGAACGGCTGCCCGTCGACCTGCGGATGAATGCCGGCGTAGCTCATGGGTGCGCCGCCACGCGCGGCCGTGTTGCCATTGATCGTTACACTCGTCGTTTCGGCCTGGCGCTGCAGCTCTTTTGCGCGCGATTCCGCGGCGCGCCTGGCCGCGTCTTGCGTCGTGTGATCATGGCGCAGAATATAGGTCGCTTCGGCTTCCGGGTTCGCCTCGGCTTCCTCGTATTTGCGCACACCTTCGGCCGTGTCGTGCCAGGCCGCGCGCACCGTCTTGTGCCCCTCGCGCTCGGCGAACGTCACCGACCCCGTGCCCTCGACCACCATGCCGGGCGTCACGACCAGGCCGCCCAGCGCAGCGCCGCCGGCGGTCATGCCGGCGCCTTTCTTGGCGATAATCAGCCGGCCGTTTTTGATCGTGAACAAGCCGTTCAGTCGGCGTGCCTGGCGCTCGATCCAGTGCAGATCGCTTTCGCCTTCCTGCAGGAAATAGCCCTCGCGGCCAGCGAATGCGGCGATTTCCGGGTCGACCTGCGCCGCGAGCCCGTGCTCGCCGGCCATCTTTTGCACGACGCCGCCGAACGTCTCGCCGTCGAAATGCCGGCTTTTGTGCTCTTTCAGGCTCGCGCGCATATCGGCCGCCTTGCCCTGCACGTCGATCTTGTAAGGCAGAAAGTGCAGCGTCACGTCGTCGGCGGTAAATGTGCCGAAATCGGCGAGATCACCAAGCGACGGCCCCATCTGGCACGTGATAATCGCGCCCCGGCGCGGGATCGCCAGGTCGGGCGGCATGCCGGCGTTCAGAGATAGGTCAATCGTATCCGACGACGAGCCCTCTTTATCGGTGACGGTGACACTGATGAGCCGCTGCCAGAACAGATTGCTCGCCGGCCGGCCGTCGATCGTGATGATGCAAACCGGATTCACGCGCTCAATCCCAGAGATTTTGCAGCTTGCGCGCCTGGCGCGGCGCCGGCAGATCGGGCAGGGTGATCACCAGTCCGCGCGGCAGCACTGGACCATAGTCGGCGAGCCCGATATGGCGGTTCGCCTCGAGCACGACCTCGACCGCGCCGGCCTGGCGGCGCTCGTAGTGGCGAAAGCAGATAAGATCGAGCATGTCGCCCGGCTTCGTCGTGTACGTGCGCGCCATTAGAACAGCCTTCCGAGAAGCCCGCCAAGGCCGCCGGCATTGCCTGGATAGCGGCGCAGCTCGATTTGATAGGAGTTGATTCGCGCCTGGCCGCTGCCGCTGATGACCGAACGATCCTCGGAAACACCGAACACAACGTGCAGGCCGTGCACGCGGCCGGCGCGTGTGACCAGCATCAGAGGCCGGCCGGCCTGCGCGGCCGCGCGAATGCCGTCAAGCGACGCCTGGCCGCCGAACGCCTCGTCGAAGATCGCGCCAGTGATCGCGAACGAATCCGATTGCGGCCCCATCCACTGCAGCGCGTCGAATGTGCCGCAAACATCTATCTCGGCCCACGGCGTCGAAAGCTCGCGGCCTTGCCCCTCGAACGAAAAGCCGAGCGCGCGAAAAACAAATGACCCGAGCGCCATCGGCGACGGGCCGCGCCCGACCGTTGTGTCGACCATTTACTTGCCTCCGTCCGTGAAGGCGCCGCGCAAGGCCGCCCTCGAGGCCGCCGCGGCGGCTTGACTGGCGGCCGACTGCACCGCCGGCAAACCGGCGCGCATGCCCGCGGCCAGGCTTTCGATAATCCGCTGCCCCTCGGCCGTCAGGTCGACTCCGGCGACGATTGAGCGAACCTGATTCATAGCCGACTGAACATTCGCGACGACGGTCTGCGCCTCGCTGCCGGCCGCCGCGACCTCACCGCCGCCGGCGCCAGGCGCACCAGGCGCCGGGGCGGCCTCGGCCGTATCGGCCGAATACATGCCGAGCGTGAGCGGATTGAGTATCGCGCCCTTTAGGCCGTCTTTTTCGTAGCCCGTCCACGCATCCCACGCCATCAGCCCCAGGCCGAGCGGCAGGAACAAGCGCCCCATGCCGCGCGCGCCGAGGCCGGCGAGTTTGCCGAGCACGCCGCCGCCCTTGGCGGCACCATGCGCGGCAGCGGCAGCGCCGGCCGCCGACATGCCGGAAATCATTTGACCGCTCGCCCCCATGCCGGAAAGCATCGCTTTCGAGGCAGCCCGCGCGCCCAGCGCGCCAGCGCCGGCAGCACCGGCGCCGAATAGGCCCGCCATACCGGCGCCG